AGGGCGACGACTTTTGTGCGTTTACATTTTTGTTTCCACTTTCAAACGGAGACTTTGGAATTAAAACCAGGAGTTATATCTCGAGTCTTACATTAATGCAACTTCCCGCCGCAATGCGCATGAAATACGAAACTTTCATTCAAGAGAACAGTCTTCATATTCTTGAAGGAACGGTTCTTGATATGATGGAAGTATACGACGACTTAGAAGCATTCATCCAACAATGCGAGTATGATATTCGGTGTTTTGGGTTTGACCCATACAACGCCAAAGAATTTGTCACTCGTTGGGAAGCTGAAAACGGTCCGTATGGTATTGAAAAAGTTATTCAAGGGGCAAAAACCGAATCGGTTCCGTTGGGCGAATTAAAGATTATGAGTGAACAACGAATGCTTATATTTGATCAAGAGCTGATGGGTTTTGCTATGGGTAATGCTGTTACTTTGGAAGACACAAATGGAAACCGAAAGTTATTCAAGAAAAGAAAAGACGAGAAGATTGATAATGTGTCGGCCTTAATGGACGCATATGTCGCATACAAAGCAAACAAAGAGGCATTCGAGTAATGCCCAAAAACAAAGGACATTCACATGGGACTTTTTAGCATTACCAAGCAAGCTACGGTTGTAGAACAGGCGGCCGTAAACCCATCTCAGATTCTTGAGGAAATTTCTTTCTTTACCCCAAGCGGCCAACAGATTACTCCTGGTGTTATTCTTGTCACGACGGCAACCGCAATCGGTACCGCCGCAAAGACCACGACATCGGCGACCCCCCCAAAGAACTCGCAGATTGCTGTGATCTTCACAAACGGCAACTCGGCGGCTTCTCCGACCTTGAACTTTAACGGCGCTGGCGCAACTACTATCCTTCTTGGTGGAACTGCTCCCGCGGCTATTGAGGCCACATTCGCCGCTGGCGGCGTTGGGTTGTTCTTCTACGACGGCACTAGCCTTCACCAAATTGGTGTGTACTCCTGATCTGGACTTCTCACGTAGGGGGTGATCAATGGATGTCGATGAAATCGGCACATATTTAGAACACAAAGGTTTAAGCGACGAACAAATTGACGGTTTTTTTGCCCACTATGGCGTTCCTGGAATGCGGTGGGGTACTCGTCGCGCAAATCGAATTGATCCAAGAAGCCAAGCTGGTCGCGAACGACAATATATCAAAGACACCGAACGAGCTGTCAAAACTAAACGACGAGTTGCAACTGGCGCGGCATATGTTGGTACTCGTGTTGTGTTGAGTCAAATTATGAAAAAACGCGGTTTGCAACCAATTAAATCCGCTAAAATTCAAACTGCTTCGGTGGCTGGAGCGGCTCTGGTCAACAGTATTATGCGCGCTCGTGGCTCAGAACAACTTTTGTATACAACGTAACAAACTCTAACGAGAGAAAGGAGGTATATTTTGCCGATCATCAACCGTATCCAACAAGCGGTTAACGCGTTCTTTACATACAATCAAAATCGACCGGAACAAAGTAATAGTCTTGGTCCGAGTTCGACGCATCGACCGGACAAACCACGTTTGATGTTGTATAGCGATCGATCGCTCATTTCCTCTATCTACACTCGTCTTAGCATTGATGTTGCTGGGATTAACATTCGTCATGTTACTGTCGACGAAAACGATCGATATTCTGGCGCTACAAAAACATCACTCAATGATTGTTTTACATTCGAACCAAACATCGACCAAGGACCTAGACAGTTCCTTCAAGACGTCGCGTTAACAATGTTTGACAAAGGTGTTGTTGCCATTGTTCCCGTTGAAACGGACGTCGACCCAAGCACAACTCGATCTTTTGATGTGTATCAACTTCGCGTCGGCCATGTCGTGCATTGGTACCCAAAGCATGTAAAAGTTAGTGTGTATAACGAAGGAACAGGCAACCGTCAAGAAATCGTTCTTGAAAAACGTGCCGTCGCAATTGTTGAAAATCCTTTGTATGCCGTCATGAACGAGCCCAACTCGACGTTACAGCGTCTTGTCCGAAAGCTTGCGTTGCTTGACTCTGTTGACGAAGCAAGTGGATCTGGAAAATTGGATCTTATTATTCAGTTACCATATGTCATTAAATCTGAAGCTCGTAAAAAGCAAGCAGAGGATCGTCGAAAAGACATTGAGTTTCAGCTGAGGGGTAGTCAGTATGGTATTGCCTATACGGATGGTACCGAGAAAATTACTCAACTCAACCGACCTGCAGAAAACAACCTTCTCAAACAGATTGAGTACCTGACTAATCAACTGTTTAACCAACTTGGTTTGACGCCGGACGTCATGAACGGAACTGCTGACGAAAAGATCATGATTGGGTACTTCAACCGAACCATTGAACCTATTCTCGACGCAATTGCACAAGCGCTTCAACGGTCTCTTGTTGGAACAAACAGAGCCAAACAGGGCGAGCGAATTATGTACTTCCGGAACCCGTTTAAATTGGTCGAGGTTTCTGCTCTTGCTGAAATTGCGGATAAGTTTTCACGTAATGAAATTCTGACAAGCAATGAAATTCGTGGTTTCCTTGGCTTTATGCCACATAGTGACCCAAAGGCAGACATGTTGTTAAACAGCAATATGCCACAACAACCGCTTGGTCCTTCGTCAGCACCAACAAACCCTATTCCATCATGAACTCAACAAGATTTGGCTCGTCTTTGGCGACCACGACTTTAGAAAGGAAACAGTCAAAATGGAAGCAGATTTTAGCGGCTATGCAACAAAAGCCGGACTAAAGTGCAGCGATGGTCGCACTATTATGCCAGACGCTTTTAAACACCAAGATAAAGTAACAGTACCTTTGGTTTGGCAGCACTCACACAACGAACTGGACAATGTTCTCGGACATGCCGTTCTTGAGAATCGCGAAGATGGTGTCTATACATACGCGTATTTCAACGACAGTCCCATGGCACAAAAAGCAAAAGCTCTTGTTGTCCATCGCGATATTACGAGATTGTCCATCTGGGCAAACCAACTTATTGAGCGAAGCGGTCGTGTTTTACATGGTATGATTCGCGAAGTAAGCTTGGTACTTTCGGGGGCAAACCCCGGCGCACTCATCGATAAGGTAAACATTCGTCATGGTGATGGAGAATTTACCGAGGCTGAAGATGAAGCAATTATTTATACGGGCCTTGAAATTGAGCTCCGTCACTCCGCAGAAACATTAGAAAAAGGTGATGCACAAATGTCCGATACCGCAACCTCCCCGACCATTCAGGACGTTTACGACTCCATGTCTCAGGAGCAAAAAGACGTCGTTGCTGTCCTCGTCGCTCAGGCACTCGAGGATTCTAACGCTTCGCTTACTCAAAGCGCTATTACGAACACAAAAGAAATCAAAGACACCCTCAAAGAGATTCGGGAAGGAATCACAATGAAGCACAGCATTTTCGATCAGACCCAAGACACTAACAAGCACGTTGTCTCGCACGCTGACGTTAAGAGCGTCGTCGATGCTGCAAACAAGCGTGGCTCCTTCAAGGAAGCCATTGAAGAGTACGCCTTAGTTCACAACATCACCGACATCGACGTGTTGTTCCCGGATGCTCAGAATGTCCTGAGCCAGCCCGAGTTCAACAAGCGTCGTACCGAGTGGGTTACGAACTTCCTCAACGGCACCAACAAGACCCCGTTCAGCCGCATCAAGACCTTGTCCGCAGACTTGACCTTTGATCAGGCTCGTGCCAAGGGTTACGTGAAGGGCACCCTCAAGCGCGAGGAGTTCTTCTCGATCGGCAAGCGCGTCACGACTCCGACGACTGTCTATAAGCGTCAGAAGCTGGACCGTGACGACATGATCGAGATCACCGACTTCGACGTGGTCGCTTGGCTCAAGGCCGAAATGCGCATCATGCTCGACGAGGAAATCGCTCGTGCGGCTCTCGTTGGTGATGGTCGTGACGTCAGCGACTCTGACAAGATCAGCGAGACCAACATCCGCCCCATCGCTAGCGATCACGAGCTCTTCACGACCACGGTAAACGTGAACATTCTTGATGGTTCGTCGTCGATGATGGAAGTTGTCGATGCAATCATTGCTGCTCGCCGTTTCTACAAGGGCACGGGTCTCCCGAATGCTTACATGAGTGAGAGCACCATCTCGAAGTTCCTGCTCCTGAAGGACTCGACCGGTCGTCGTATTTACACCGACCTCAGCCAGCTTGCGGCCGAGCTTCGCGTTTCGGCAATCGTTGGTTGCGAGATCCTCGAGGATTACACCTCGATCGTGGGTATCATCGTCAACCCCATCGACTACACCATGGGCGCAACTGCCGGTGGTCAGGTGTCGATGTTTGACGACTTCGATATCGACTACAACCAGCAGAAATACCTCATCGAGACTCGGTTGTGCGGCGCCCTGACTAAGCTCAAG